ATTATATTATTACTGTATCTAGAGATGGAGAGTCTCCTGTGCGATCTATTATTTCTTATGATAATGTTATTGATGCAGTATCAGGATATGAAATGTATCAAGATGCTGGATTTGCAAAATCTTATCTTACTGTATCCTTATATGAGCCATCAGGAAAGGTTAATACAAAAGTATTAAAAAGAAATCAGGCTGGAGATCCATCTTTTGTAAGGCAAAACTATATAGATGTTACAGATGCACTATTACAAATTAAAAATAAGTTGTCTGAAAAAGATTTTGAAATTTTATGCAATAAAATAGGTACATCTTTCGGCAAAGATAATTGGAGATTTAATCTTGAGCGGTTTTTTGATAATTTAGGAATAAAATCAACCATACAGGGATAATATATCCTGTGATATAATTATTATTATGAAACCAGAAGATGCGATAACAGTATTTAGAAAGCCATCAAGCACTCCTTCGGGGTTTTTTGGAAGTGGCCCAGAAAATATAATTGAGTTAGAAAATTTTATGACACAAGAAGAGGTTGATTTTTTAGATAAGGCAGCAAGAAGTATAACCATATGGGATATTACACAAAGTCATAAAAATGAAAATGGTACTGTAATTTACGATGCAGAGTATTGGAAAGATAGAGTTGCAAGTGCACCATCTCTTAACCAAAATAATCCAGCAATTGTTCCAGTTATAATCGGTTTATTTAATAAACTACAGCCAGTAATTGAAAAATTTTTTAATGTAAAGGTTCAGCCTACAGGGCAGACAATTGTAAAATGGAATCCAGGACAGTTCCAAATGCCACATGCAGATAAAGAACTACACTCTGGTCCAGATGCTGGAACACCCAATGATTTTCCTAATTATGATATAGCAAGTTTATTTTATATAAATGATGACTATGAGGGTGGAGAATTATATTTTCCAAATCAGGGAATTCAATTTAAACCTAAAAGAGGATCGGCATATTTTTTCCCAGGAGACATGAATTATGTTCACGGAGTTACTAAAATTAAAAATGGCGTCCGATACACATGTCCATTCTTTTGGGAGATTCTGGGGCACACTGGAGATGTAAAGCCAGACTTTAATAAAAAGTATCACAGAATTTTTCCTGATGATAAAACAATAAGTGCTTGGGATCCAGAAAACGGTATAAGGAGAGAAAATGAATCTAACTAATAAAAATAGATTAACTAAAGATATAGTTGTTTACGAAAATTTTATAGATTCTGATACTTCTGCAAAGTTAGTAAAGGTGTTAGATAAACATGCAGAATTGGGCACAATCAGTTGGATGCCTATATCTTTTTATGAATCTTATTCCTCTGTCTTGCCACAAGATAATGATGAGCATGTTATTAATGAAGGTTTACCTTCTGATATTTTTACACAAATTAAAAAAGGTATTATAGATGCTGTTTCAAGTGTTCATGACTTAGATCCAAAAATAATTTCTCAGATTGGATATCATACTCAAAAATGGGAACCAGGTGCTTATGCAAGAATTCACTCAGACAACACAGATGAGCACGGCAATTCTGGCGCATTTACTAGAAGCAGGTACGCTGCATTTTTATATTTAAATGACGATTTTAATGGAGGCTTGTTACAGTTCCCAGGACAAAACTTAAGCATACAGCCTAAAGTCGGAATGCTTGCTGCATTTGACGGGGGATTTAATAATATGCATGAAGTAACACTAATAGAAAGTGGAGTTAGATATACTATAGGTTCCTTTTGGGATGATAGAGAAGAGGATGCATATCCACAAGAACTAAGAGATGCTTGGGCATTAGAGATGAAAGAAACAAGAGCCAAGCAAGAAATTGAACGAGCAGAGTGGCAAGAGTTATTAAAAAAAGGATATAAAATAGACCAAGAAGGCAATCAATATAAGGTGGAAGAATAATATGTTATTTTTAGAAAAAGAGTTTAAGGACAATGGATTTGAAGCAGAAGCAACTTTTGAAGAAATTCTTCTTGTTCGTAATTTTGCATCTAAAGAAGAGTTAAATATGATTCTTGATATTATTGAAACAACACCAGACGATGTCTGGTTTAGAGCATATAGAGAAAGCCTTGCTAGATTTTGTTTAGAAAAATTTGGTAGAGATGATGTAGAAAATTTAGTTGCAGAAGGCAAATATGAAATTACTAAAGATTGGGATGATAAAAATCTTGATATTAGCCATAGCCCAGCATCTCGTCAATTGCAAGATAAAATGCATAAACTAATTGCAATAAATCATCCAGACTTAGAATTAACTGGTTTTGCAACATTGCAAAGAATGCAAGAAGGCGTACAGTTAAAATCTCATACAGATCAACATACTGATCCGTCTATTAGATATGCTGCTATACTATACCTCAATGATGACTATACAGACGGCACTCTATTTTTTAAAAATAAAAATGTAGATTTACGTCCAAAGCCAGGAGAACTTCTTGTATTTCCAGGAAACGAAGAATACGAGCATGGAGTAAGGCATGTTGGTCCAGGACCAATAAGATACGTTCTTGTCGGTTTCATAAAAGTTAAAGGCTTTTATGAAAACAATAAATACTAAAGGAGTAATTATGAATAAGGAAATATTAGAAGAAAAGGTTTACTATTACACAGATGTAATTGCAGATCCATATAAACTGGTTGAGGCAATAGAAAAAGATAACCAGGATCCTTGGGGTGAATGGATGGCATGTAGTGGACAGCATTATGTTTATGGTACAGATAAGAATATTTCTAACTCCGAAGGTATTGATGAAAAAAATGATTATATATATAAAACATTGCAAAAGGCATTTGATGATGTAGCAAGAGATTATGCAAAATCGCAGGGCATAACAGAAGAGCCAAAGTTATTCCCAGTGTATCCAATTAAAAAGTATACTGCGGGTACATTTATGGGAGCACATTTTGATCAACAGGAGGGCGATGAAAGGCTTAAAGTTTCTTTTGTTATGTATCTTAATGATGACTACGAAGGCGGAGAAATATCATTTACTCTAAGAGATCCAAGTGGTCCAATTCAAGGTGGGACTCCAGAATCTGATTTCTCAAAGGCTTTGCCTTCAACATTTGATTTTTATGTAAAACCAAAAGCAGGAAGTGTAATTGTGTTTCCTCCATCACCACCATATCACCATACAGCGCACTTAGTTAAAAGTGGCCATAAGTACATGATTCCACAACATTGGATTCACTAAACATTCAACCTAAATAATAGCATTAGAGTTTTGTGAAAATAAAAACTCTGGTATACTTTGATAGTTACGGTTTTCAATTAGGAGAAATATATGTCTGATTTTTTTAGTTTTCGTTTGTCTGAAGAGTTTATAAATGAGTATAAAACAAAGGAAACCCCATTTGGATTTATTGATGCTGGGGGTAATTCATTAGGAGAGATTACATTTATTCGTACCTACTCCCGTATGAAGGAAGACGGAACTAAAGAAAGATGGCATGAGGTTTGTCGTAGAGTAATCGAGGGTATGTATTCGGCTCAGAAGAATCATGCTAAAGAAAACAGACTACCATGGAATGACTATAAGGCTCAGGCTTCCGCAAAAGAAGCATATCAACGTTTGTTTGAATTAAAGTGGACACCTCCAGGACGAGGTCTGTGGTCTTTTGGCACGGCACTTACAATGGAAAAGAAAAACTCAGCAGCATTACAAAATTGCGCTATGGTATCTACAAAAGACATAGATAGAAATGATCCAGGCACATTATTTGCTTGGATTATGGACGCCCTTATGATGGGGGTTGGAGTAGGGTTTGATACTGTCGGGGCAGACAAAAATCTACCCATTCATGACCCTACAGAGCCACCACAAGTATATGAAATACCAGATACTCGTGAAGGATGGACAGAGTCTGTTAGATTACTTATTAATTCATTTTTAAAGCCTAATATGTATATCCAGGAGTTTAACTATGACCTCATTAGGCCTTTAGGTGCCCCTATCAAGGGCTTTGGAGGCACGGCAAGCGGTCCTGCACCACTTATA